TAGATGGCGACATCTCAGTGTCAACCATGGACGTATATAAGCGCACCTGGCGTCTCGTGTTTACAGATCATAGACGCGACAAGAACCCCGTCAACACAGTTCGCCCCTTAGTTGTCCAGTCGTGGTTTGACGAGATGACCATAACCCATGCGAGAAGCGCGAAGGTTATTCTCAGACTTATATACTCAGAGTGTGAGCTCCGCGATATTTGCTCCGCTGATATTGCCAGACGCCCCTACCATATGCCGAAGAATGGCCAAAAACGCGAGAATGGTATCTGGGCGCTCGATGAACTACACAAGCTTTATGGATCTATCCGTGGTACGTACTTAGAGGCGTGGTTCATTGCGGCGGCCTTCGGTGGTGCGCGCGTTGGTGAAACGTTAGCCATTAGAAACGACGAGGTCGAGCTGGTCGAGTTTGACGGTATTCCCGTGGCCATCATTCCGATTACTCGGCAGATGACGCAAAAATACGGCCTCTCTAGCCGTCTAAAGACCACGCAAAGCGTTCACGCGTCTGTTGTTCCAGGACCTCTCGGAGCGCGTCTCTATGAGCTTGTACAAGCGTCTGAAGATGAATGGATACTGCAAGGACTAGACGATGCGCCAATGACCCAGAAGCGTTTGTTTGATGTATGGCAATCGTTAGTAAAACAAGTGGACGGTGTTCCCTATCGTCCAGCGAGCCGCCTACGCAATTCATGGCAAACGTTCACCAACTGGGAGCTAGGTGTTGAACGTGAGAAGATTGAGCGAATGATGGGCCACAAAGGCACGAGCGTCACAGAGGTTCACTACGATAAACCAGAAGCGGAAATGCTCGCGAAGACCATCGCCGTTGCATACAAAGCGCATCCATATGCAGATAATTGGGACGAATTGGGACTGAAATAATTTCTATATAGCTGTTTAACTGCGTAAATAATAGATATGAATAGACGCAGCTATTCTAGCAGTTTAATATCTGTATTGTTTATATGCGTATTAAGTGCAGTTTTGTTGGCGATAAGGTTCAGAAGATACGCGTAAAAATGCTATTTGGGACGCGCTTGGGACACAAAAATACCCCTCCCAGCATAAGCCAGGAGGGGTAAATATTACTTAATGCCGGCGATGTATCCATCGTCGTTGGTGGTGACTGTGATGTCACCCGTGAGAAGTTTGCCTTCCTTATCGAACGCGCAGATATTGTCTGCGCCAACCTCGTAAAGGCAATCCTCAACTCGTGAACCGTCAGAACGTAAATAGTACCAGTCATCGTCCAGCTTTAGCCAGCCTGTGACCATGCGGCCTGTTTCATCAAGATAGTACCACTTATCTCTATCTTTATCTTCCACCCAGCCGGTAGCCATGTGACCATCAGACGCCAGCAAATACCAGTTGTTGTTGTACTTCAACCAATCATCGGAGAAAAGCGAGCCGTCGTCATTAAAGTACCACCAGAACTTCTCCGAGCCTTCCCAGGAAGCGTGAACCCAGCCGGTTAACATCCAGCCTTTATCGTTGAAGTAGTACCACTTATCGCCGACCTTATACCAGCCGACAGCGTACTCACTCGCGCTCTCGCCAGTCTGGTACCACCATGAGCCCTTGCCGTCTGTGTGCCAGCCAACTTCAGAAGTTGTGCGGGTGCCCGTCATAACCTCGTACCAATAGCACACGCGCTCCATATAGTGAGTATTCTGAGAGCCAGCAAGCTCGCCAGGGCAAGCGGTTGCCACGATCTGTTTGTGTGGTCGGACGTTGCCGCCCCATCGAGGATAGCCGAGTCCGTACTTAATAAGCAACGCAGCAACAAGATGTGCACCACTCTCCAAGGTAGCTTCAGAGACAGTCCAGGGCGATGTGGAGTTATTAGCGTGCTCGATGCTGATACTCTCGCAATTAGCAACCCAGCGACCACACGCCCACGCGGTATTGCTCTCCAGTACATGCTGGGTGATAGTGCCTGCGCCATCCACAGAATAGTGTGCAGATTGTGCCTGCATCCTGTCCCACATGGCAGTAATGGCTGCACCGTCTAAGCCTACGGCAGCTTCATGGTGTACCACGATATACTGCACGGAATGACCGTCTCGACCAGCTGAATATGCTGACGTTGGAATATATGCGTCAGCGGTAATCTGCCCTGAAAAGTCAGCCATTATCGCGCCTCCTCGTCTAAAGGGCTCGTGCTTGGTTTTTCGTACGTCATCGCACGTGCAGAATCGCTTAGTCCCTTTGTGGTTGGGTCAACCGTAACACCGATAGCTCCAAGTACTGCGACAACAACAGTGCCAATGAGATATGGGTTGCTGATGAACTTGACGAACACATCAGCAAGGCTACCCCAAGTGGTAAGGTCCGAGTATGCCAGTCCCAGATATGCCAGGACAGGACTCATGACGATTCCGAACATTCCCAGCCACCATGCAGGGTTATGAAGACGTACTTTCCAGTTAATCATTTCTAATCTCCTTAAATCAGAATTAATGCGTATGCGCCTGTTCCAGGCGTTCCAGCCGTCCCGCCTGATTGCGGGTCACATCCTCAACCACAGCCAGACGGGTATCATGAACAGAGAGCGTATCACGGATGTTGGTAATTGTTTCATCTGTTCGCGCCATGTACGCTGTGAAGGCTTTCTGCGTGTCGTCTATGTCACTCTTGAGTTGCTTCACACCTTCTTCGATGCGCACGAGTCGCATGGCATCTTCCTGGCTTGCACGGTTCATAGCCTTGGCGCCGTTGATGAGCGTCAGCACCATTCCAAGAAACGATACCGCCGCCACAATCTGTTCAAACGTTAGTGGATTCATGACTTCACCTCTATTCCATACTCTTAGGAAGTATTGGAATAATTCCCGTGGCATAACCGCTAGACCAGTTGTAGAAGTAAATATGACCGTCATTGCCGTTCGCTGAGCCAATCCAAATCTTGGCGGTATTGTTTCCCGTCTGTGTGCCTAGAGAGTGATAGCCCTCAATGGATGGTAATAGTTCTTTAGGCATTTGCGCTGTAGTGGTACGAGTCGAATATCCCGCTGCAAGATAACAGTCTAGGTACATCATGCCGCCGCGGATACAGTAGCGTACACGACACGCACCATCGTCTTGCAGAGTAGTCCATGGAGTGAACTTGATTAATTTTGCGAGATTTTCAAAAGAAATAAGTTCTGCATTCTTACGATTAGCAGCGCGAACGACAAATCCAAGCGGTGACATGCTCGTGTTATGTGTTGTACTGCCGTCAGCACTTGAAATGTTGAACTTTATGGAAGGTGTATTGATCATGAATCCGCCGCCAGTGTTAAACAGCAAGCGGTTGGCAAATACCGCAGTAACTTTAGTGTCATCGCGACCATAGCTGTATCCATCAACAATGTTGAACACACCGCCACCAAGCGATACTGCACTCTGTTCAAACTTCGCAAGCTCCTCTGAGCCTTTCAACAGCTTCATTCCGTGGCTGTCGATGGTTGTGTGAACGCCATCTTTGTCGCCAACATGCGCACCGCTCTCATCGTGAGAAAAAGCGTTTGCCATATCATCAACCGTTGCCTTCACCTCTGCTGCCTTGTTGCTTGCTTCCGTTGCCATGGTCTTTGCCTCCTTTGCTGTGTTATTAGCGTTTGCTGCGTCTGTGGCTACATGACTCACTTCCTCCGCTGCCTTCTCCGCTTTAGCCGCAACAGTATCGACCTTCTCCGCAGCCTGTGTTGCTGTGGTTGCTACGTCGGCAATCTTCTCTGTGGCTGCGTCCGCCTTCTTCTCAACCGCTGCTGCCTTTTCCTCGACTGCTTGGACCTTAACCGTGGTCTTGTGGGTGTCTTCTACGGTCTTGCGTGTGGTCGATGCGAGGGCGGTCAGACGCTTGTCTGTGGCTTCTTGCGTGCGTTCCTGGGACGTTGTTCCACTCTTGGTCAGCGTGCCTTCGATTGCGCCGAAGCTGTACTTTGTGGCCTTTGGGTCCACGAGGTTAATTGTTCGACCAACACAGAGCATCATGCGATCAATGCCGTGTGGCTCGCTTGTAACCTGGACGCGCTGCAAGTAATCAATCTGTTGGACGGACGGGTCCGCGTAGTGCAAGTCCGTGGCACTTACGGTGATGGAATCGGAAAGCTTGCCAGCGGCGAGGTCGGCCACTGCTTTGTCTGCGAGTGCTTGTGGCTGGTTCAGATGGTCGTACTCCATCAGCTTTTCTATAACGCCGTAACGCTCAGCCATAGCAGTATCGACAACCGCGTCGCCGACAATGTCATAGCCACCGCCAACGTAGGCGTGCTCGTCATCGATGGTTACGTCCTTCTCGTCTTCGCCTTCGCCGGTCTTTCCTACAGGCACGATGGCCGTGTAGATGTCTTTACCATCCGCGCCGGTGTTCAAGCTAAGAAGGTTCTGACCAAGCTCTACAGACTGAGCGGCCTCGCTTGAACCGTCCGCATTCAGCCAGTCGAGGTAGTTATCCTCGCCCACATAGCGAACACGGAAATACCCACCACAGAGCTTCGTGAGCTTCTCGCGCATCTCCTTCAATGTGGTCGGACGTGTGCCGGTACCACGCTGAAGCGCGCCGAAGTTAATGCCGGCGTTAATGCCTACCTTGAACTTCTCGCATCGGTTAGACACGCGCGAGTTATGTTGCTCGATAAACCACTCGAACAGCTCGCCAGCTTTAGCGGGGGCGTTAATCTCGCAGTCAATCTCGTCAGTGTCATATGTCTTATATGGACGAACCGTGGTGTCGTTGAGGTACGCCATAGTGCCCTCGCAGGTGACATCAATAGATCCGTTCATGGACATCGACACTTTACGGATTCGACCACGGAAGAGAATCTTCTGTGTCTCATATTCCGTGAGCTCAATCTCGCGCTCGGTGTTCATAACCGATTCACGGTTGAACGCGCGCCAGAGCGGGTGTGTTGGCTGCACGGTAAAAGAAAGAGTCGGAGATTGCTCCGACTCTTCTACAAGCTTACCGGCTGAAATCTGCACGCCTTCCTCACGCGGATCATGAATGACGTTTCCCGCATAAGTCAGCACATACATTTATGCCACCCTCTCCCACATATACACGGCGCGATATGGCGGCATATTGTTGTGTGGCTGACCGCCGCCGACTGGGTCAACCTTAAAGCGGTAGTTTGTAACATCACCGCTGGAGTATGCCGTCCACTGGTTACCGCTGCCCCAGGTATGGCCGTAAAGCATCGAAGTGTCATGACTGTGGTTTGGCATCTCGTTAACAGTCAATGTATGAGTATCCTCGCCGCCCGTAGAGCCTGCGGGGAACTTCTGCGACTGTCCTAACAGGAATACACCATTTAGTTGCTGCCATGTGCCACCCAGAAACGTAGAGGGATCTGTTGGTTTAGTTAGCTGAATAATAATTCCCACTGGATACATAGCGTCCAGGAGGTCAAAGTTCTTGGCTAAGTCCTTAATAGTCTGAACAGTCTCGTCTGTGACGTCAGGCTTCGTAAGGCCCAGCCTTGGAGTCTTTGTGCTCATTAAATGTCCTTCCACTCGAAGTCGAGCGTAACTGTTGTGTTGTTGTGCGTCTCTGCGTCATCGACGTACGCATGCTCTCGCCACGTTCCGCGCATGTCCTGCCACTTCTTGCCGGCAAGGCTGGACCATGTCAGACCCTTGAGCCTGTTCTTTCCAGCGCGGCCAATGTATGCCAGGCTTGTGCCGTCGAGCTGCTCCCATGTGAGCCCCGCATAATCGCTCCAGATTGCCGTTCCGTAGTCTGGAGTGGTGTTTACGGTTACGCGGTTTTTTCCGTTGTGCAGCTCCAGGTCGCGGTTTATCCACACACCCGGCTGAAGGTCAACGGTTCGCCCGTTGATGTTAACCAGGGCGCGCGTTTGGCATGTGATGGCAGGAACCACTGCATGAGCGGGACCGTCGATGATGTAAGTCTTGCCAAGTTCACCGTCAAGCTCGTAGTGCATAACACCGCGCGACTTGTACGGATCTGCAGTAATTGTTAGCTTGATGGCCGCCGTCTCGTCGTAGAGCGTCTGGGAGGTGACCTCGAAGCGTCCCGTGTACGTATAACCCTCGTCCCAAGACAGGGTGAACTCTAGGCGCCTACCGTGAAGCATGTTACGCAGGGCGGTTAGTGTTGTTTCAACGCTTGCCCAGTCGTGCGTGTCGAGCGGTGAGAGCGTGATGGCGATTGTTCGCTTGTCGAACACCGGAGCACCTGTCAGCCACTCAGACAAGTCCAGCACGCCATCGCGCCCAGGGATAGACACCGTAGACGTTCTGGTGGCTGGCGGCTTGTCTGTGTAGTTCGTGACCGCTAGGCGGTAGGGAGCGCAGAGAGGCACTCCATCAACCACAACCTCGTACGTGTCTGTTAGTTCCGTCATCTGTTTGCCACCACCTTAAATTCACCAAGATTCGAGTCTACATAGGGCGAGACGATTGAACCGACCGTCTGGCCATCCATTACAACGCGCATATTGCGCACGTCTTCACGCAGTCCAGCAATCTCGCTAATCAGCTCGTCGTCACTCTTAGAGTTGTTCACAGCATCGCTGATGTAGCCTGTGAGCGTGCTAATTGGCGCAACCGCTTCAGGTCCTGCTTCTCCGCCAGCCATGGCTTTGTTTCCGTTCATGCCGAAAATAGTCGGATTCATCAGAACACCGCCGTTGGCGTACCACTCAATGCCAATATGTGGGATTGATGGAGGATTAAGCGAGAAACTTCCTGATATAGAGAAGTGCGGAAGCTTAATTTTAGGAAGCTCAAGATGTAGTCCACGGAAGAAACCACTAATGGCATTTAGACCATTAGATACCGTGTTCTTAGCGTCACCCATGAGATTGCCAATAGTGTCTGCCATACCATGGAATGAGTTACTAACCATGGTTGAGATGCCATTAAATACACTGGAGAAGATGCTCGAAATTCCGTTAACGATTGCGGACAAAGCAGACGAGAGACCGTTAGCAATGCTCGTGACGGTTGTACTCATGCCCTGGAACACTGTCTGCGCGCCATTGGCGGCCGTCTGCCAGTTACCTGTAAAAATACCAACGAACACGCCGACAACTGTTTGAATTACACCGACCGTGGTCTGAATGATGCCGGATATTGTCCCCATGACCACCTGGACGATTGCACCTGCAACTTGGAAAGCTGTGCCGAACACCGTCGAGATGATCGTTGCAACTGTTTGTAGGTAAACACCCAAGTTCTGTAAGTACACATCAATAAGTGGCTGGATAGCTGCAGCAAACTGGGAAATGGCGTCTCTTGCCTGTTCAATGAATGGCGATAGAGTCTCAAATGCTCCGCCGACAGCTTCACCGAATCCGCTGAACGCTTCAACGATAAGACCCGCGCCTGTGCTTAGTCCGTCAAGTGCAGGCTGCAGGATACTCATAACGAAGTCGGCCACCGGCTGCATAGACTGAAGCCACGCGTCAAATCCTCCGCCAGTAGACAGCCCTGTGATTGCGTCCGCCAGTTGCTTGATTAGATCCGCTGCGCCATTGACGACGGCCGCGAACGCTCCACCCAACACATCAACGATTGAGTTAAGCACCGGAACGATAGCGTCTATTGCCGCGCCGAAGATTGGCCCCAAAGCATTGCCAAGCTCACCGAGTGCGCCCATAAGATTGCCGAGCGCTTCTTGTAGTGGTGGAGACACCGCAACTAATCCTGCAAATGCGGCGATGGCGATTCCAACGGGACCACCTAGCGCGCCAAGCAAGCCAGACAAAGGTCCGAGCAAAGCACTAAGCACCGGGATGTTTGCGATAACCGGAGCAAGGCCGCTGAGAGCCATAGCGCCAAACGCCGCAGCGATAGGTGCTACAAACGTCGGAATATTACCGAGCTGCTTGCCCATGGCGTCGATAGCCGGCGCCGCTTGCTTGAACGCATCAACCAACACTTGAATAGCTTGTGTGAAGATTGGAGCGGTAAGACGCGACAGAGCGGCGCGAACGTTGGCGAATGAGCCAGCCAGTGTGTTACCAGATGACAGAGCCGCTTCGCCTAGACTGATGCGCATGGCTTCCGAGAATGTATGGAAGTCAATCTGACCCTTGGAGACCATGTCGGAGACTTCCTTGGACGTCTTGCCAAGGTATGTTCCAAGGAGTTGAAGCACCGGCACGCCAGAGCTTGAAAGCTGCAGCATGTCGTCGCCCATCAGCTTGCCGCGCGATGCGACAGATGAAAAGATGACGCCGATGTCGTTAAACGCTCGACCAGATGCCGCCGCGACGTTCGCGACAGACTTCAGCGTGTTGGTCATATCCTCGCCGGACTTAATGCCAGCTGCAGAAAGCGTTGCCGCGGCTGTCGCTGCATCGCCCAGACCAAACGCCGTGCCGCGTACCGACTGAGGGGCTGAGTCCATGAAGGACTCA